TGGGAATAAGGCGATGGACAGGGGTAAAGATATACACAAACTCTGTGAAGAATATATAAGGGGTAGGTATGAAGAAATGCCACCAGCCCTTAAAGAGTTTGAAGAAGCCTTTGACCTTTTAAAAGATATGCATTTAAAAGGGCATGTACTTTGTGAAGGTGACTGGGCGTTTACTACTGAGTGGACACCCACAGGTTGGTTTGATCACGATACGTGGGGTAGGGCTAAAGTAGATGCTTTTGTTCACGTTGAAGGTGATAAGAACGCTAGGGTAATTGATTTTAAAACAGGTAGGTATGAAGGTAACCAAGAAGGACATAGGGAACAGTGTGAACTATATGCTTCTATAGTATTTAAACGACTACCTGAATTAGAAACTATAACAACTGAGCTGTGGTATTTAGATCACGCTAAGTTAGATAGGTATCAGTATGATAAAGAAACAGTAGAAGCAAAACGTGAAAGACTAAACGCTAGGGCTGTTACGATGACCACGACTGAGGAGTTTCCAGCTAAACCCTCTCAGTTTAAATGTAAATGGTGTTACTTTGGCAAGCAAAATATTTGCCCAAGTCGCTTTGATTAAAGGAGAATAATATGGCTGCAGACTTTGATAGAATAAATGACCTAACTAAACAAGATATAGACGCTCTTAAAAAAGCTGAGATTTCTTATGGTGACAGTTGGCGTAAGCGTGGCGGTATAGGAGCTTTTATGATGCTCGCACGTAAATGGGATAGGATAGAAAACCAAACTAATAAACAAGGTTACGATATGTTTGCTGCTATTTTTGCGGACACTAGTGATACTGGTTTATTAGATGACATACGCGACTTAAGAAGGTACTTACTATTAGTAGAGTCTTTTACTGGTCAAGTATTAGAAGAAGCTAAGGAACAACAAAATAATGATACTTGAAGTTATAGGAATAGTGATGAGTTTATATGTATTGATTATGATAATAATCGGTGTGGTTATGTATATTAAGGCGAGCAAATACTAATGCAATCTTCTTTGTTCACCCCTGAAGTTGACTGGGCACCCCCTAGCACGTTACCTGACCTAAGTCAGTTTAAAGAGGTAGCCGTAGACCTAGAAACCTATGACCCCCTACTCATGTCTCATGGACCGTCGTGGGCTTTTGAGGGGCAAGGTTATGTAACTGGTATAGCTATAGCTACAGAAAAGTTTGCTATCTACCTACCTATACAACATGTAGGTGGTGGCAACTTAGATAAAGGTGTAGTAACTAACTGGTTAAAACAAGAAATGGCGCACCCTAATGATAAAGTATTTCATAACTCCTTGTATGATTTAGGTTGGCTAAGAAGAATGGGGGTTCACGTTAACGGTACAATACACGACACTATGTTTGCTGCACCTCTAGTTGATGAGAATCAATTTGGATACTCACTTAATAAATTAGGTCAAAGGTATGTAGGTGAGGTTAAAGATGAAACACTACTTGAAGAAGCAGCGAGATCTTTTGGTTTAAACCCTAAGTCTGAAATGTATAAACTGCCTGCCAAATATGTAGGTGCGTACGCTGAACAAGATGCTGCGCTTACATTAAAACTTTGGAATATTTTAAAGGAAGGGTTAGTAAGAGAAAACGTACAGAAGATATACGAACTAGAAACTTCTTTGATACCTATACTTTTAGATATGCGTTGGAAAGGTGTGCCTGTAGATTTAGATAGAGCAGAAATAGTAAGTAAGCAATTACTTAAAGAAGAAAAATCTATACTAGAAGGGATTCATAAAGAGTTTGGAGTTATGCCTGACCTTTGGGCAGCAACTTCTATTGCTACTGTATTTGATAGAGCAGGGTTAAGTTACCCACGTACACCTAAGACACAAGCCCCTTCTTTTGCTGGAGACTGGTTAGAGGCTCATGACCACAAGGTGGCTAACGGCATAGCCAGAGCTCGTAAATTAAATAAAGCAAGAACTACCTTTATAGATAAAATGGTTTTAGAACATAATGTTAAAGGTAGGATACATGGAGAACTTCATCCACTTCGCTCTGACCGTGGTGGTACTGTAACAGGTAGATTCAGTAGTAGTAACCCAAACTTACAACAAGTGCCAGCACGTAATGATTATATTGGACCTCTGATTCGTAGTATTTTTGTACCAGAAAAAGATATGCATTGGGGTGCGTTTGACTACTCTCAACAAGAGCCTAGACTAACCGTACACTATGCTTCTATAACCGAGCAGGAAGGTGCAGCAGACGCAGTAGACGCCTATAGAAACAAAGACGCAGACTTTCATCAGGTAGTAGCAGACATGGCAAATATAAGCCGTAAGGAAGCTAAGATTATTAACTTAGGCTTGAGTTATGGCATGGGTAAAGATAAATTAATATCTCAATTAGATATATCTCCTCAAGAAGCAGAAGTTTTATTTGATACGTTTCATAGGCGTGTACCTTTTATCAAAGGCTTAAGAGATCAATGTGCTAGGCTAGGTAACAACCGTGGATTTATTACTACAATTCTTGGTCGTAAGTGTAGGTTCAATCTATACGAGCCAAGGTTTGACAGAGACGTAGCCCTACCTTTTGCGGAAGCTCAAGAAAAATATGGTGAGGATATTAAACGTGCGTTTACATACAAAGCTATGAATAGATTAATACAAGGTTCAGCAGCAGATATGACAAAGAAAGCTATGGTCGAATTATACAAAGAAGGAATACTACCCCACACACAGATACATGACGAGTTAGATATTTCTGTTAGTAGCGTAGAAGATTGTGAAAAAATAATAGAGGTTATGAGAGATTGCGTCCCACTTATAGTACCTAATAAAGTAGACGCAGAAATAGGTTTGAGCTGGGGAACAGCAATATATAACTACAAGGAGTATGATTATGGTGGGTAAAAGAAAAGATTTACGCAAAAAATATTTCGAGATATTTATGCTTTCACTCAATAGTGAGTGCACGCTTGAAGAAATTGGTGTACGTTACGGTGTGACTAAACAAAGAGTTTGGCAGATAGTTAGATTCAATGAGTTAGGTGCGGGAGACTATTACTCTGGGTATAGCATGTACACTAAGCATCACAAAACTTTACTTAATGACATAAACCTTAGTACAATAGAAAGGAATAGACTTTTAAGAGACTGGTTAAGAACTAAAAATGTTCGTCTTATAAAAGGTAAAAACGATGGCACAAAAAGCTCTGCATGAAACCACTGGTTTAGCTGACTCCCCTTGTATCGGGATTTGTACAGTAACTCAATGGGGAACTAGAACTTGTAAAGGCTGTGGTAGAACAGCGAGTGAAATCAGAGAGTGGAATACCTTCTCAGATTTTGAAAAGAAATTAATCGTATTAAGGTGCTGGGAAGATTACTTACCGCGTCAAAAGAGAGAAATGCAAGAGCTCAGCAAAGTATAAAACCTGCCTTAAATTTTTGCACATATTTTTTTCAAACAGCCTCTAAAAAAAGTTACTGATTATCCTTTTATCTTTAACGCATATACCCTAATATTAATTTACTTATTATTAAAGGTAAGTTACTAACCAATTTCGGTTAGTATAAGTGGGAGATGATTATGGCAGCAGCCGTAGAAACCATGGCTTATGCAGGGGAAGTACCTTGGCATGGGCTAGGCGTTAAAGTTGACGGCAACTTAACACCTAAAGAAATGTTAGGAGAAGCTGGTCTTGATTGGTCAGTGAGTAAGCGTGATATATTTACATATGACACCGCTGACTCTAGTAAGTCGCAAGACCTTATTATGGCACCTAACCACTCGTTACTCGTAAGAGATAGCGATAACACTATTTTTGGACCATGTGGACCAAAATTTATACCAACCCAAAATGAAGACGCTTTTACGTTTTTCAAGAAGTTTACCGACGCTGGTAATATGAGTATGTCAACCGCAGGCTCATTAAAAGGCGGTAGACAAATCTGGGGGTTAGCAGAAATTGATGACAGTTTCACGCTACCTGGAGATGATAGGGTACTAGGTAACTTGCTTGTGTCTGTAAGTCACGAGTGGGGTAAAGCTAACGAAATTAGGTTTACGCCTATAAGGGTAGTATGTAATAACACGTTGAGTATGGCGTTAGCTGATAAAAGTCAGCCACATTTTAGAATGCCCCATACTAAAGTGTTTGACACTGAGTTAATAATGACTGCAGAAAAAGCGTTAGGACTAGCTAGTGACCGTATGAAAGAGTACAAAGAAGCAGCAGAATATCTCTGCAGCCGACAGTACAATGAGAATAGCGTTATTAGTTATATAGCCGACTTAATGCAACCTAAGTTAGCTATGCAGCAGAAAATACTAGAGAACACTAAAGACGAGAAAGCCTACGCTGCACGTGCGAGTATGCTTGACGAGTTTCAAAGTGCCCCTAGTAAAGTGTATGAGGCGTTAGAACAGCAACCTGGAGCTAACCTTAAATCAAGTAAGGGTACTTGGTGGGGTGCTATGAATGCTGTTACCTTTGTCGTGGACCATAAGTGGGGTCATGACCGTGACGCAGCAATGCATAACGCTTGGTTTGGCGGTAGAGCTAGTTTAAAAACTAGAGCTATGACCAAAGCTATAGAGTACGCAGAAGCTGCATAATGCACCCAGCGTACGATATATATTTCGTCTACTTCCGACCTGACTCTCCGAGTCGGGTTGTGAAGTTTGCTATGACGGACATGCATAAAATTAAACAAGGTGGCATCTACATGGGCGACCCTATGAAAATGTCTCCTGCTTTAGGAGTGCCTCAAGCTGAGCATTGGTACGAATTTTTTACAGGCAGAAAAAAGAAGTTTGACACACCTAAGTGTGGGCAGTTTGAGTTATATAAACTATTGATGAAAAAAGCGATACCATTTACCGAGGAAGATATGAAGAAAAGTTATAGAACACAGGTAGAGATACCAAAACCGAATAATTATTGTAAAGAAGTGAGTGCTCGTGACCCTTACGACACTAGTCAAGAATTATTACGCACCGATAAAATTCCTATGTCAGCTAAGAATAAAGAACGTATGAAACAATACGAAAAAATCAAAACTATTCAAGACGTTTTAGATAAAGGTATACTTACTCTTAATGATATTAAATACGATATTAAACTAGGATACATAAAGAAAATATGAGCTCTAACT